TCCTAAAAAAATCAAGGGAGGTATATTTTATGTCAGGTAAAAAAGAAGCAACAATTATCAATTACGATCAGGTAATCGAACTCGACAATAATAATTATTCAGAATGGGTAAGCAGCTTGGAAAGTCATTACGAGGATGAAGAACCAATAGAGCATATTGAATCAAAATTAGTCTCAGGACAATTTGACTATTTGGAATCAATCAGGAATTCAACAGAAGAATTACCATTCTAGAATAGGGAGGGTTAAACCCTTCCTGATAAAATAAAATTATAAGGAGATGTCGAGATATGATTAAAATGGAAAGTAAGATAAATGTAAGAGCAGAATTGATAAAAGAATTTGAAGAGAGTGAACTTGAATGGAAAGTTCAAAGTTGCGGAATTAATAATAATAAACCTTGGGCAGTTGTTGTTGCATATGTAAAAGCAAGAGCAATACAAAATAGGTTAGACGAGGTTTTTGGCTGGGAAAATTGGACAGAAGAATATAGAGAATTTTCAGATAATGTAATTTGTAGATTAGGTGTATGTATTGATGGAAGATGGATTTACAAAGAAAATGGAGCTGCACAGAGCGATAAAAAAATATTCAAAGAATCATTCAAAGGTGGTATATCTGGAGCATTTAAAAGAGTTGCAAGTTCAGGATTTGGAATAGGTAGATATTTATACTATATAGAATCAAATTTCGCTGAATGCTCAATTGAAAAGAAAGAAGGATTTACAGAAAAAGCAAAGACAAAAGAAGATAAAATTATTTACTGGAAGATACCAAAAATAAATCAATCATACACAATAAATTCAGCACAATTAAAAAGACTTTGCACACTTCAAACAAAAGCAGGAGTTGAGGATTCAGCAATAAAAATTTACTTAAAAAATAACTTTGGGATAGATAGCAGAAAAAAACTAAATAGTATGCAATATGAAAAAGTTTGTAATGATCTTGAAAAACAAATTAAAATAAAAGAGAAAAAGGAAGCCGTTTAGGGCTTCCAGATTGGAGAAGGTTATGGAAGATAATATAAAAGTTGGAAATGTTGTATCCCTACAATTTGACGCAATCTATGCAAAAGTATTAGAGATAGATATAAATAAAATACTAGTAAAAGAAGTTAAAATGAGAATTTATGATTACATAGAAACGGATATTAAATTTTGCATAGATGAATGTGATATATTAAATAATTTTGGAAATATTTAATTGGAGGTTTAAAATGGGAACAATAGGAATTGATAACGAAAAGTTTTTCGAAATCATAGATGAAATTTCAATCAAAAATAAATGTGAAAAGTGTGGAGAGATAGAAATTAAGGAAGGGGCAATATTTAATTATTGCTCTGAATGTTTTAAAATATATGTAGAAGAATTGGAAAAGGAGAGGATAAAATGAAATGCAGAATATTAATACATAAAAAACTAATAAAAGATAAAGGCATAGCAGCTTTTGAATATAGGGATTGCATAGAAGAAAAAGAATTGTCAAAGAAATATAAAAGAAGAATTGTTTATAGTCAAGGACAGCTAATAGACTACAAGTCAGGAGCATTAATTACATACACCAAGGAGCAGCTGAAAGAAAAGGAATACGACGAAAAAATGAAACAATTCGATTTTAAAGCCATGGAGAAGAGTTTTTTTATACATAGAACTACAAATTTAAAAGAAAATGTAAGATTAAGAAAAGGTGTATCATGGAGAAGAGTTGAAAAATTAGATATTTAATAATACAAAATAAAGATTTTGGATAATAAGAAAATAAAATAAAATGGAGGATTTAAAAATGAATAAAATAAAATTATTTACGCATAATGATTTAGATGGAATTAGCTGTGGAATTATAGGAAAGCTTACATATGATGATATTGATATTGAATATTGCAATTACAATGATATCAATGAAAAAATTAAGAGCTATCTAGATGAACCAGGAGAAATGGATTTTGTTTACATTACTGATATTTCCGTGAACGAAGAAGTAGCAGAAATAATAAATGAAACTAATAAAAAAGCTGAATCAAATTATTTTCAATTACTAGACCATCACAAAACAGCTGAATGGCTAAATAAATATGATTGGGCAACAGTAATCGATATAGACAACAACAAAAAACAATCTGGAACAAATTTGTTCTATGAATACCTGATAAGTAATGAAGGATTAAAACAAACTATACAAATTGAAGAATTTGTAGAACTTGCAAGACAATACGATACCTGGGAATGGAAAAAATATGATATTCAAAAGGCTAAAGATTTAAATGATATATTACACATGATAGGAGATTTTGATTTTATATTTGAATATTATCATAATCTTAAGGATTGTAAAGATCATTTTCAATTGTCAGAAATGCATTTAAAATTGCTGCATTATAAAAGACTTGAAATTGATAGATATATAGAATCTAAATTAGATAAAGTGAAAATTTTTAATGATGAAAACAAGAATAAAGTTGCTTTCGTAGTAGCTGATAACAATATTAGCGAATTGGGAAGTAAAATATGCGAGGCAACAGATTGCGATTATTGTTGCATATACACAGGATTTAACATGAGTATGAGAAGTATTGGAGAATTTGATGTATCAATTATTGCAAAAAAATATGGTGGAGGTGGTCATAAAAATGCCTCTGGAATGCCAACACAAAAATTTTATATAGATAGATACATTGATAAAATCTAATTGAACCAAACTAAAATTTTGCCTAAATTGGAGGTGGGGTATGAAAAATTTAACAAATAAACAATTAAAGGAATTGGCATTAAAAATAACAAGAGATGCTAATCACAATACATATACAACAATAGAAGATATAACAAAATCAGATGCAATAGATATAATAATCAATGCTTCAATAGGATTAATTAAAGGTGATTACTTAATTCCAGAAGGAACAGAAATAAAAATAAAACAAAAAAAGATTTAATTAGACAAAACAAAACTTTTGCCTAATTGACAAAGAATAAAAAATAATATAATATATAAATGTCCTGAGAGCCAAAACGGAAAAGGTGCATGGCTCGAAGGACATTTATCCATTTAAAATAAGGATTGAAACGTTTTATAATTATAATATACTTATTAATAAGACATTGCTATTCCTCGTCAGGGGACGGAGATTATAATCAAATAATCGATAGCAATGTTTTTATATCGTGGGATAGCTTATAAAGTTAGATAAGTTAAAGCATACTATAGGGGTTCGGGTGATAGTATACATAAAAAATAACTACCCAGTACTGCAGGTAGTTATTTTTTTGACCTTTTTTTCATAAATTTAGTTAACCATTTTGCTATCTCAGGAATTTTTATAATTTTACAAAGTTCAAAAAATATAAATTTAACATTTTCTCTTATAATTTTTTTATCTTCTTTTTAAATCATCACTCATATTTTCACTCACTTTCTAATTTATTTAATACTATTTTTAATTTCTCAGCAGCTTCTGCACATTTTCCGCATTTACATTTATCTTTTTTAATACTTCTTTCGATATAATTTGTAAAAGCGAAAAATACATCTAAGATTTCAGCAAGAACTAAATTATCTATTCCAGTAAAACCGTCTATTATTTTTTTATTTTTATCATCCACCAAAGTTGTTTTTAGAAAACATAAATATTTTCCATCTTGGCTATCAAGATATTTAAACATTAAATTCAAATCACTTAGAATATCTAAAGATTCTTTTTTGTTTTTCTCTATATTCATTTTTTCCATATCCATAAAATATTTCTCCTTTGAATTAATATGAAAATTTTAGTATATTTTTTTAAAATATGCAAATAAATATAAAAATGCTAATCTAACACAATAGATATTAAGTAAGATTAGTAAAAATGTTTATAATGTAGTGATAGTATATTGTTGATGTACTTTTTAAAATATAATAATAATAAACTTGAATTTTAATATAACACAAGATATAATTATAGTATATTATGTTATATATGAGGAGGTGTAAAAAAATGAATACAGTTGAACCGATCAGGGACAAAAATAAAATTAATCTGATGAAAAAAGTTTTAAAAAATAATAGTATTAGAAATTATTTGCTTTTTACTATTGGAATAAATACTGGATTGAGAATAAGTGATTTGCTAAAATTAAAATTTTCTGATGTTGTTGATCTAAAAGAAAAGATTAAAGATAATATTTATATTAGAGAACAAAAGACAAGTAAAGAAAAAAAATTCAGTTTGAATAAAACAGTTAAGGATTCAATTAAAGAATATATCAGTAGCTTAGATAAATATGAATTTGATTGGTATTTATTTAAAAGCAAAAAAGGCGAAAATAAATCAATAAGTAGAATACAGGCATATGATATTTTAAATAATGCTGCCAAAGAAGTTGGAATAAAAGATAAAATTGGTACTCATACATTAAGGAAAACATTTGGGTATCATGCAAGAATTAAAGGTGTTGGCGTTGAAATATTACAGAGAATATTTAATCATTCTGCTCCAGGGGTAACAATGAGGTATATTGGAATTACTCAGGATGAGATTGAAGATGTTTATTTGGATTTAAATTTATAGGAGGGCTGCAAGGCTCTTTTTTTATTACTCGGTATACTTTTGATATACTTTTTATATACTAAAGATATACTATTTTGATACTTGCAGATATCTTGATTTTGAAGTAATATTAAAATGCAAATGATTGTGACTAGTTCATCTAGTTCAATTCTCAAAATTTTAATATGAAACGGTAAAAATTAGTAAGTAAAGACCTGAAACGGGTCTTATTTTTTTGAAAGTAAATGTTGGCAATAATAAGCTGACTCCCTATATATGATATGGTAATTCTCAGATGGTGCGAAAAGTGCAGGACACTCAGCCTTTTATGGTCTGTAAAGTGTCCTTTTTGCTTTTCGCAGAGAAATTTTGATAAGAAAGTAATTGCAAATAAAAGGAAAAGGCAACGTGATATGTATAATATACGAGGTATGGAAGATGATACAAATGGAAAATAGAAACAGGAAAAAAGATAAGGTAATGCATGGAATAATATTTATCCTGGTAATTATTTTGGGTATGCTGCTTACAATTTCGGTTAATCAGCACCAGCAGAAGAATAAAATTAAATTAGCTACTCTGGAAATGAGAGTTGAAAATCTGGAAACGTGGACTGATGAAGTAGAAAGGAATGGGATAGGCATAAGATGAATAAAGTTGAAATAGATGTTGATGATTTTAAAATAATGAAAATGTTGATATCAGAGAGATTTTGTCAGTTAAATTGCAAAATTGGAACAGATAAAGAAGATGAAGTTAATTCAAAAGCATATGAAATATTGAAAAAATTGTTTTATAAATATTGTGATAATAATTTATAAGATGGCAACAATGACATTCAAACTAACAAAATAATAGAGTGTCATTTAGAAAATTTTTAATTAATTAAAAAATATTATAAAACAATGATTAATAGTGAATTGCATAGCTTTTTAAATACTAGACAGAATATAATATTGTGTGAATCCATTTTATGGAAGGTAAATTATGAAATTAGTTAATCCTATAAAAAATTTAAATGTCTTAGATTCGGCATTTGAATATCTTGAAAATAAAAACTATAGAGATTTTATGATACTTTTTCTTGGAGTTAATACAGGTTTAAGAATTAGCGATTTACTTAAATTAACTATTTTTGACGTAAGAAATAAGGATTATATTGAAATAAAAGAAGGTAAAACAAAGAAAAATAGAAAGATATTAATATTAAAACATGTAAAAATAGAAATTGAAATATATTTGAATTATATTAAAGGACAAACATATTTATTCGAGCCTAAACATTATAGAAATAAACCATTAAGCAGAAAATCAGCTTATAATATATTAAAAAAAGTAGAGATTAAATTCAATTTAGAGCGATTAGGTACTCACACTTTAAGGAAAACATTTGGTTATCATTTTTATAAATCCACAAACGATATAGCAACATTGATGATTATATTTAATCATATAAGAGAAGATATAACATTAAGATACATAGGAATTAAGCAAGATAGAATTGATAGCCAAACCGCAAAATGGGGAGGAATCAAGAAAAATAAATTCAAGGTGATAAAATGCGAGATGACTTAGATTATTATTTAGTACATAAAAAAAATAAAAAAAAAGAAATCAGTTAAATGAAAAGCAAAAAAGATTTGCTGATAAATATATAGAGACTGGAAATATAACACAAAGCTATTTAGATGTTTATGGTGGAAATGAAAAATATGCAGAATCAAATGGAAATCATCTAACAAGAAATTACAAGGTTAAGCTTTACATAGACAAGATACTCAAGCAAAAAGACAAAGAAAGAATTATGTCTCAAGATGAAGTATTGCAGCTTTTAACTAAACATGCTAGAGGATTAACAAAAGAAGAGGTCATAAGTGTTGTTGGAGTTGAAAAAGGAGTAAGTAAGACTGTAAAAGACGAAAAAGAAATAACTCCAAAAGACCAAATTGCAGCTTTGAAAGAGCTTAATAAAAGATATGTTGACTTAGATAAATTTAAATTTGAAAAAGAATATAAGAATAAGCAGCTAGATCATAATATTGAAACAGATAAAAAGAGACTGGAACTTGAAGAGAAAAAGTATAATACAGATTCTACAGATGAAGATAACAAGAGAGCTATAAGAGAATTTATAGAAGCTACAAAAGCGGATGAAGAGGAATTGGACGAATTATTCGAAGAGGAATTAAATGATAACAAGACAGAAGAAGAATAAAGTATCAAGTTTTCAATTTAAAAAATTCTCTAGAAAACAGAAAAAATTATTAAATTGGTGGCAGCATAAAATTATAAGAGAAAATGATATTATAATTGCTGATGGTGCGATAAGATCAGGCAAAACGATATCAATGATAGTTTCTTTTATGCAATGGTCGCAGGATACTTTTTCAAATGAATCTTTTATTATAGCTGGAAAAAGTATAGGAAGTTTAAAAAGAAATGTTATAAAACCATTACTCCAGATACTTACAGAGTGGAATTGGAATTATAATTTTAATAGATCAGAAAATTATATTGAAATTGGAGATAATATTTATTATCTTTTTGGTGCTAATAACGAAGCAAGTCAAGATGTTTTGGCAGGTTTAACGGCTGCGGGAGCATACGGGGATGAAATAGCTCTATTCCCTAAATCTTTCGTTGAACAGATGATTGGTAGATGTAGTGTAGAAGGCTCTAAAATATTTTGTAACTGTAATCCAGCAGGACCATATCATTACTTTAAAATTGAATTTATAGACAAGGCTAAAGAAAAGAATATTCTATATCTACACTTTGATATGGATGATAATTTAACGTTATCTGAAAAAGTAAAAGATAGATATAAAAGAATGTTTACAGGAGTATTTTATAAAAGATACATCCTTGGTCTTTGGGTAATTGCTGAGGGTATTATATTTGATATGTTCAACGAAGAAAAACATATTGTCGACACCAGCAATATGCATTTTGATAAATATTATGTAAGTTGCGATTATGGTGTGTATAATGCTTTATGCTTTCAATTATGGGGATTTAAAAATAATATATGGTACATGACTAAAGAATATTATTATTCTGGAAGAGAAGAAGGAAAGCAAAAAGATAATGAATTATATTATGAAACTTTAGATAAATTTATTGGAGATAAAAGAATATTAGGAATAATTATAGACCCATCCGCTACGTCTTTTATACAGACAATTAAAAAATATAAGAAATTTAAAGTAATTAAGGCGAAAAATGATGTAAAAGAAGGAATAGAAAACACTGGAACAGCACTAAATACTAACAAGATATTGATTGATAAAAGTTGTAAGAATATGATAAGAGAATTTTATAGTTATATGTGGGATGAAAAAGCAGCAGAGCGAGGCGAAGAACAGCCAATCAAGCAGAATGATCATTGTTGTGATTCTCTACGTTATATGGTAAATACTATAATTGGTAAGAAAAAATCTATGTTCGAAGACAAAGCAGCATAAAGGAGAAATACATTGTTTACATCAAATCAATTGAAATTAAGGACAGATAACCCTGTCACAAATGAATTAATAATAGCAGAACAGATTGAAAGCGACTTAGTATCTGAGTTCAAAATAAATGCATATAATGGATATCTCTATTATAGAAGGAAAAACACTTATATTGCAAATATAGAAAACATCAGAAATAACGAATTATGGGAAACAAACCATAAATGCGGTTCTGGATTCTTTAAAAAAATCGTAGATCAGAAAATTAATTATCTCTTAGGTAAAAAAGTTGTTGTAAACAATGTAGATAGCTGCAATGCTGTCTTTGATATAAATGATATAATTAAAAAAACTGCTAAAGAAGCAGCTAAGAAGGGTGTAGAATGGTTACACCCTTTTATCAATCGAGATGGCGAATTTAAAATAATTAATATAGATGGTAGAGAGTGTATTCCCATTTGGGATACAGAGTACGAGAACGAATTACAACAAATGATTAGATATTATCAAATTGCTGTAATCGTAGATAATAAAACAATCTTAAGATACAAGGTTGAATTATGGGACAAAGAAAAAGTATCCTACTATATGCAGGATGAAGAAGGAAACTATTATTTTGATAGTTTGATAGAATATAATCCTCTTTATCATTGGTCTATAAATACAACTATAGCTGGAAAAGTAGTAGCTACAGAGTTTAACGGATGGGGTAAAGTGCCTTTTGTGCCTCTTTGGAATAATAACGATAAAGTAAATGACTTAGAGGCAATAAAGCCCGATATAGACCTGTATGATGTCGTAAAATCCGACTTTGGAAACAATATAGATAGATTCCAAGATGCATTATTAGTTGTAAAAAATCATAGCGCTGAAAGTTACGAAGTTTTCCTAGACAATCTTAAAAAGCATGGTGTAATTGAGATTGACGAAGATGGAGATATAAAATGGCTAACTGTCGAAATACCTATTGAGGCAAGAAAGGTATTTTTGGAAATTATAAGAGATGATATTTTCGAATTTGGTCAGGCTGTTGATACTCGAAGGGTAGCTGATGGAAACACGACTAATGTAGTTATCAAGTCAAGATACGCCGATCTGGATTTAAAAGCCGATGATCTGGAAGCAGAAACAACAACAACAATAAAAGAAACTTATTGGTTTGCAAATAAATATTTAGAAATAACAGGACAAAAGCAAGACGATTTAAAGAAGATAGAAGTAGTATACAACAGAAATATAATATTTAATACCGTTGAAATGGTTGATAATTGCTTAAAGAGTAAGGGTATAACAAGCGATAAAACCATGTTAACCAATCATCCTTACGTAGATGATGTGGATGAAGAATTAAAATTAATTGCAGAAGATGAAAAGAAAAATATAGACAAAATGAATGAATTAAACGGAGATCCATTTGGGCAAAATAATAAATCTGGAAACATACAAGAAGAATAAAAAAATAATGAAATATGAGCCTAAAATTTTAATATTACAGGCTTTTTTATATATAAGGAGTGTTATCAATGGAAAAAGCTCCAACAGTTGATATAACTGAATATGAAACTATTTGTGTATTGGAAGGTGAAGATGATGAACTTTTTGAAAGACAACAAAATTATAGTTCTGGAAGAGAGAAAAGATTCATTAATAAATTATTTAAAAAAGATATTAGACATGGCAGAAAAAGGCGAAATTAAAAAGATAATGATTGCTTCTTTTTTAACTGATAAGATAGAAAATTGCTGCACTCCTGAGGTGCTAACTGGGTATCATGGGTTATGCCATTTAGAAAGACAATATTTAATAGCAAGCTTACAAACTGATTTAAATTTTAATGTTGTAAAATCAAATGTTGATGAATTGATTAAAATAATAAATGAATAAGGATGGCAATAATGGAATGTAAATGTATTATATGCGACAAAATATTTATCACAGAAAAAGAATATAAAACAAATCATTATGTCTGTAGTTTTGAATGTATTACATTATATGATGGAATAATAGTACTATTTGACGGATATAAGAATAAATTTGTAATTGATATAGATAAATTAAATAAAATAAGAAAAGAAATATTTAAAATTGATTGCATTGATTTAAAAGAATCAGAAAAAAGAATTAATTAATTAGATATATACAAAGACCTCTTAAAAGGTCTTTTTTTGTTAAATAAAATCGCAAAGTATGCGTAAAATACTAACCTTGCATGGACTAGAC